CGGATATGAAGGGCGCGGGAGTTGTTGGGGACTCGAGTCTGAGTGGGGCTGTTGGGCACCTTCGCGATAATCACGCGAATGGGGTGAAGCACGAACCGCTGCACGGGCTGAAAGGGAAGTAAATGGCCAAGCTCAACAACACATCGGCTATTGTTGCCGAGCCGGGCGGAGAGGTTGAGCACACGGTTCGCTCTCGTCAGATCGGCAATGGGTACATCGTCTCGAAGAGCACGTACAACTCGCGAACGGGTGAGTACAAGTGCGACGAGCAGTACATGGACAAGGCTCCACGGATTGAAATGCCTCGAGTTTCAAACTCGGGCGGGGACGCTGCGGGGTCGAATGGACTTTCCGATACGAAGAAATATCTGTCGGGAGACTGAACAGGGCAATTCTGCCTTGGCGGGCCTGCGTGACCCTTTTCGCGCAAGAGAAAGACCAGTCAACATGACGATCTCGAAGTTTGGCGGCCTTGCCGCCATGTTGCTGGCTGGAGCGCTTGCTCTTGCCAGTCTGCCGGCCGCAGGCCAGGGCCTCTACACGAACGGCCTGCCCGTTGCGGGTGATTCACAGTATCCGAGTACGCTGCCCCTCACGGGTGATGAGCAGATTCCCGCCGATACGATGCTGTCGAGCGGGCTTAATCCGGCGACGGAGGCGATTACGACTGGCCAACTCGCGGCCTATGTGGGCGGTGAGCTTGGCACGATGCGCAATGGCCTCATCGGTGGGGACTTTGGGCAGAATCTGTGGCAGCGAGGCACGACCTCGGCGAGCATCACCACTGCCCTGCTGTACGGTCCCGATCGCTGGTGGGGGCTCTCGGGCACTGGCACGGCCTTCACGATTATTCAGAAAACGACGAGTCTGCCGGAGGGCTTTGCGGGCTCTGCCCGAGTACAGCGAACGGCGTCGCAGACTGGCGTTCTGCCGGTTTGCTTTGGTCAGGTGCTCTCGACTGCGAACTCGGTACAGTACCAGGGCAAGACGGTCGAGTTCACGTTCTGGGCGAAGAGCGGTGCGAATTTCTCGGCGGCCTCAAGTCTCGTGACGGCCACGGTCGCGACGGGCACTGGCACGAATGGCTCGGCGGCGGATTTCTCGACGGGCAGTTGGACGGGCTATGCAGCGGCAGTTGCGAGTGCCGTGACGATCGACACGACTTGGACGAGGTATGGAGTCGTGGCGAGCATTCCGACCACTGCTGCTCAGGTGGGCGTCAAGATCTGCTATACCCCGGTGGGTACTGCCGGGGCGAACGATTGGTTTGAAGTGGCTGGTACGCAGCTTGCGATCAATGCGGCCGCGCAGAACTATCTTGGCGGCTCGGACGATACCCCGCTGGTTGCATTGGAGTTCGAGCATCGGCTGACACCGATCGAGACTGCACTGCAGCAGGCCTATTACTTCCGAGTGACCGAGTCTGCGACGATTACTCCAATCGCGCCGTGCGCAGCGATCGACACGACTCACACGAACTGCTTCTTGGTCTTTCCGACCACGATGCGAACCACGCCGACTATGACGTACACTGCGGGCTTCGCAAGTCCGACGTCAACGACTCAGGCCACTCTTGGCGCTTGCTCAGCGTTGGCGACTGCGGTGACTGTGACGAGCGCGACGATCAATCCGAATGGCGCGCTCATTACGTGTACCGCGACGACTATCCCGGCCGCAGGCGTTGCATCGTTCATGTACTCGAACGGTGGCTCGGGCGTGATCCAGGCAAGCGCGGAATTGTGATTCGGGCCGATGATTTTGTGAGGGGGCAGCAGCTAAGCTGCCCCCTTTGATAAGTCATCGGGCCACGCACAAGCGGCCCACCTTGCAACGGTACACCCTCCATGTCCGAAACCTCGGCCCAATTTCCTGCCAAGCTTGAGTGCCTTTTCAAGCCCAAGAGATTCAAAATCTTGTATGGCGGGCGAGGTGCTGGGCGCTCGTGGGGCGTCGCGAGGGCACTGCTGCTAATTGGTGCGCAACGCTCCATTCGAGTCCTCTGCGCTCGTGAGTTTCAGAACTCAATTGCCGACTCAGTTCACAAGGTGCTGAGCGATCAGATTGTCGAGCTGGGACTGGAGAGCGAATATGAAGTCCAGCAGGCCCGGATCATTGGGCGAAAGAATGGCACGACTTTCGTGTTTGAAGGAATCAAGAATAACACCAGTCGAATCAAGTCGTACGAGGGTATTGATTACTGCTGGGTCGAGGAAGGCGCGAAAGTCTCGAGGGCGAGTTGGGGAATTCTTATCCCGACGATTCGTAAAGAGGGATCGGAAATTTGGATTGCGTTCAATCCAGAACTCGAGACGGATTACACGTATCAGAGATTTGTGCGGCAGCCTGAGCGGCTGCGCGAGGAGAATGGCATAGCCGAGACATCGGACTCGTTCATCGTGAAGATGACCTGGAGGGATAATCCGTTCTTCCCGACTGTTCTGAAAAGTGAAATGGAAGGGGATAAGAAGAGAGATTATGATTATTATCTGAATGTCTGGGAAGGCCACACGATTCAGATGCTCGAGGGCGTCGTGTACGCGAAGGAACTTCGCAGAGCGACGGAAGAGAATCGGATTTGCAATGTGCCGTATGATCGGACGCAACCAGTCAATTGTTATTGGGACCTCGGTCGGGCGGACTCAACGGCGATTTGGTTCGCGCAGCGTGTTGCGATGCAGTGGCGAATTCTTGCGTACTTCGAGGACAAGGGAGAGGATGTGAGTCACTTCCTGCGCGAGTTACAGCGTCGGCCATATGTATATGGCACGATGTTTCTCCCGCATGATGCGAAGGCGCAGAAACTTGGTTCGAAATTGTCGATTGAGGAGCAGATTCGAGCTGCCGGCCACCGGACGGTGATTCTGCCCAAACTGTCGAAAGTCGATGGGATTAATGCCGGCAGGCTGTTCATGTCCTCGTGCTGGTTTGATGAGGAAAAGTGTGCAGATGGTCTGAACGCACTTCGCCACTATCGCTATCGGATTGTCGATGGGCAGTACTCGAACGAGCCGCTGCACGATTGGGCGAGCGATGGGGCTGATGCCTTCCGCTACATGGCTATTGCGTCGAATCGAGCAAATGGCACTGGAAAGGGCGTGCTCGAACGTCTCGCCGAGGCCAAGCAGTCGGCCGTGCAGGCATGGAAGAGAAATGAATCTGGGCGCAACAGCGGCGGGCAAGGGTGGCTTAATTGAAAGAGAACGAAATTGTTCCGACGAATCATGTGCCGCAGCAGACAGATGAGGATGCTCAGATCATCAGCGAGGCGAAGAAGAGGTTCGATCGCTGCGCAGAATGGGAAGCCTCGGCTCGTGAGCGTTTCATTGATGATGTGAAGTTTGAGAACGGGGATAGCGATAACGGCTATCAGTGGCCGAATGCTATTCGCCGCAATCGAGATGTTGATAATCGCCCGTGCCTGACGATGAATCTGATTCGGCAGCACAATCTGCAGATTAGCAATGAGGCCCGGAAGAATAAGAGCTCGATGGGAGTGGTGCCCCTAGGCGGGGGAGCGACTGTTGACTCGGCGAATGCCATGCGGGATATTATTCGCCATATTGAACTTCGAAGCGGCGCGCAGAACATCTACACGACCGCGCGGAGTTTTCAGATTGGTGGGGGCATTGGCTGGTGGAGAATTGTTACCGACTATGTCTCGAATGACTCAATGGATCAGGAGATTCTCCTTCGCCCGGTGAATGATCCGCTTGCAGTTTATCTTGATCCAGATATTAAGCAATTGGATGGCTCGGACGCTCGCTTCGGCTTTTATTTCGACGAAGTCCCGCTCGATCTGTGGGAGGAGAATTATCCAGATTTCGCAGATGTGATTGGACATCAGCCGCTCTCAGTTGGTGCAGCGGACGATGATTGGGTCTCGAGGAATCATATTCGAGTCTGCGAGTACTTCCGCAAGGTCCGCAAGAATGATGAGTTGATTAGCTTTGTCTGGCAAGGGGAAAGGAAGAATATTCGGAGGTCGCAACTGCCGCCGAACATTCCCGCACGAGTCTTGACCGATAATCCCCTCACAAAGTCTCGCCCGATCGTCGCCGAGGA